CATCGTCGCTGAACTCGGACTCTTCATCAGTTTCCTCGTCGGTGTGGGAGGCGAGGATTTCCGTTACCTTTCCCCAGGCACCTTTGAGGTCATGGCTGGGTGGAGTCCAATAATCGCCTGGGTCGTTGTAGGTCTCAGCACAGCACTCATAGGTTATCTCTATGAGCCATCCGTCGTCATCGTAGCAGAGGTAATTGGTGGCCGGTTCATCGCATCGTCCCCAACCATCCTCATCTTGCTCATAGTAAGACTCTCCGATTTCGTGGTCATTGTTGTGGAGGAGCTCCACGAGGGTAGGAATAAGGGCGTTGAGGTCGGCGATAGTTTTCATTATTGTCTCGGTTATATTGGATTGACTTTTAGTTTGTTATACTGTAAAGTTAGCCAAAAAAAGCGGATTTTGCAATCAGAATGAACACCATTTCACCACCTTAACATTTACTGACGTTTTCCTCTCCGATGATGTGGTCAGCAAGGTTTGACGCTCTATTGGCAAGTACTCTGATATTCATATCTACGATGGGGTCTGGCTCTAACTTGAACCCCCATGTATCCTCAAACTCATAGCACATTGCAGCTATGAGTTTCAACATATCATCCTGCTTGCGACTGACTGGAGCATTGACCTTTTCGGCAATCACTTTATCCATCTTGCGGTCATATTCCTCGGCATAGTCAATCAGCTTATGAATGATTGCAATTAGTTTGGCGCCGTCATGGTCCCTATCTTTCGGAATCTGCCGATTGACAACATTCCCTATGCTACACCACATCTTGAAACGGTCAACATCTACATATTCAAAATATCGCTTTACATAGTTTGAGTATGCTTGAAACGCGGAGCCATAGGATTTGGCGAGGCAGGCGCTGTGCTCTTCGATGCAGAGCTTTATGAGGCGGTTGTGCTTCTTGAACTCGCTGATACGTTTTTCCCGGCAATGATTCACGAACCGGGCAGCATAATCAAGAGCGAGGGCTACAAGCATCTGAGGGATGAAATTCATCTTGACGGCAAGTGATACCCCGAACATATTGTTAGCCTCTTCCGGACTTATCGCCTTTGGGGCCTGGGGGCGCTTGGACGGAATATGTATGCCTAAATCGAATGCCGGACGAATGGGCATTGCGTTCGGATCAATACCCATCTTCGCCAGCATCTCTTTGTCTAATGGTGATAGATTCATGTTATTGGAAAATTAAAGCGGCCCGGACTTTGGATCCGAACCGCCGAACAAGTCGCTTAATGGTTGAGGTACGAGGCTATCGAACAGACCGGGCACCCGAGGCTGCAACGCCTCATACTCTTCTCGGAAGAACTCTTCTTTGGTTCTGCCTCTCTTTTTCCCCTTTCGGGTGTGAACATCATACGTGTATGGAGGTATGGGGATTGGATAATGCCGGGCATCATCAATCCACCGCTCAACATCCACGTCGTTGCGGTCATAGACAAGATTCTGCAAATGGTCTGCATCGCGGCTCTTGCGACACCCGCAAAGGAGTATCACAGCCTTGCTGACAAAGATGCGCCCCTTTGGGTCCTTGGCCGTCTTGTTGACTAATTCGTGCCCTTGCCACAATGCCTCTATCTCGGCAGTAATCAGGCCGTAGCAGTCCTCGGCCGAGATGGTGAACAGACGCTTCCAGACATAATCCCGGTAGTTACTGTGCCAAAGCTCCAGGGCAAAGAATCCGGCAACTCGGGCATCGGCCCGCCGGATTGCTTTCTGCATGGCTGAACTGACCTCAAAGAAATCGTAGCCGTTTATGGTTCTTATTATCATAACTTGCTGCTATTTGATGGTTTACTTTCTGTAAAGTTAGCCAAAAATGACGATATATGCAATCAGATTGAGCACCATTTTAACGCCATTTTTAGCGGATAATCAGCAGGTTAGAATTTGAACTTACAGGATATGTTGTACTCCACGAGCTGCTTTGTCTTGTCTTTGCCGTTGTTGGTTGCGCCTTTGATATTGATGCTGTCCCCAAAATGCTTTTTGATGAACAATATCGAGCGGCGTTCCTCTTCCTGATTGCGGAACGCTGCCAGTCCGCCGGCATTGACAAATGTGCCTTTCTGGGCGAAGTTGTAGCGGAGGTCAGTGAGGATACGGCGCTCTTTGAACTTCATGTAGCACGAAATCCAAAAATCCTCTTTGAGCTTGATTTCTTCATTCCACCAGACATTCTTGTTGTACCTCACTCCATAGGCGCAACCGGTAATCATCTTAGAGAGGGAGTAATACCCCCACTCGTTATACATTACCGGCGATATGGCAGAAGTGAAGCCGAACAGGTGAACATCGAGCAGACACGCCAAATCATACAAGGACTCTATTATGTGGGTTATCTGGTCCGGGTTGCGGATTACTCCAGTCTCTCCCTTCTCGCAAAAGAGGGTCTTGACAACGTGAACATCATCGTCGAGCATCATAAGGTCGCCAAAATGCCGGGCCATCCAATTTCTTTTAGGAATAAGCCCAATCACATCATCGGGATGTGTTACAATCTCGCACTCCGGGTTATACTGGCGGTAGAGGTCTGCCTGGCTCTCGGCCACACAGATGATGGGGTTATTGACAAGTTTCTTGGCGAAAACTCTATCGTGTCGCTTATGCGAGGGTATTACGATTTTGAGGTTACTCATTTTCTCTCGCCCTCCAATGCGACACGGACATCTTTAACGTCGATAACATTGCTCTTGCTCACTTTGCCCGTCTTATATGAGCGCATACGCTGCATACCCAGACGCTCACGGAGCCAGTTGCTGTCAACCTCGTTGCCGGACTGAATGATGAACAGTTCGTGTTTCTCATCATACTTGGGAACGAGGGGATATATGGCTGTATCATCGGAGATAGAGTCAAAACGCTCTTTGAACTCATCCTTTGGCTTTTCCGGGGCGAACTCCACGCCCCAGTCCTGCAACTCGGATTTGTTCCACTCGTTGGTCATCACATCCATGTCGTTCTCTCCGAAGTTCACATTGTCCTTTGTGGCATATTCACGCAACTTCTTCACGTCGGTTTCTGGGTTGAGAATTTTGCAGGGAAGCTCTTTATATCCGAGTTCCTTACAGGCACGCAAGCGCAAGTTGCCGCAAACGACCACATAGCGCCCCTCGGAATAAGGATACACTATCAGTTCACGCAGTTCGAGCATTTCGGGCGATTCTTGAATGCTCCTTTTCATCGCCTCATAGCGATAATCCCGAAAGAACCGGGGATTCTTCGGGAGTCCTTTGAGTTGCCCCTTGTTGAAATCCAAGAGGCCGATTGCTAAAATTGTATTTTCGGTCATTGCTATTTTACATCATCGGGGGTACATCATCAATAATAGCCATTAACGAAACCTACTCATTTTGCCGGGCGTGTCGCTCTGTTGCGTCTCTGAGCAACTGTTCGATGTTCTTGCATCCAATGCGCCGGAGATAGGCTAACGTGGAAATCATAACGTCTGCCGCCGCCTCTTCCTTCTCACTCCATGATTCGATATTGTCGCTTTGGAAACTTGACGACTCAAGCAGCCTGCGCCAGTGTCTGGATATATCATAAAGCAATGGCCGAGCCGATGAGCCGGAGGTTATCCCGCCACTGGCGATAGCTATCTCTTCGCATTGGATAGCGTACTTGTTCAGCGTTATTGCCATTGGTGAAGATTGGGTTTGGTGAATGACTGGGTGTTATCTCTTTCACAATTGTCGGGAGGTGGTCTGATTATTGCCATCATAGCTGATAAGGTTAGTTACGTTTGTGCTTGCGATAGCGATATGTGAATACCACTGCATAGGGAATTGTGATTGCCACGATTATTGCAGCGACAATCCAAAGCGGCGATGTTACCCACAACCATGACCAGGATATGACTCCGGCGAGGCGCAGAGTAAGGAACACCACAAAGACTACGACCGGCAGGCTCAAGCCCGAGGCGGTCTGGCCATCTTCTCGTTTCATAATTATTATAGTTTGTCTTGGAGTTCAGCAGGTATGAGATCCTCTTCGTTTTGCTCCCGGCTCTCGTCATCAAGCAGGTCAAACAATGTGGGGGCCTCCTTCTTATGCTCGGCCGCTTTGCAATATTGAGCGCCATCGAGGAAATATACCGGCGAGAGTTCTATGCCCCATCCCTTACGACCTTTGTTTAAAGCGCAATATGGAACGGTCATCAGGCCGCCAAAGGGGTCAAGTACCACATCGCCGGGGTTGCTCATCTGGTCGATAACGCGGTTCACGATGTCGAATTGCAGAGGGCAAAGATGCTGCTCTTTACCTTTGACTGACTGAATGGTGTTGAGGGTGCGCATACGCGCTATGTCGGCCCATACATGGTCAGTCCAACTGCCGGGCTGGAGTAACATAAAGCCCGTCGGGAGTTTCCCGTGCAGTTCCAGTTCTTCGGCAATCTTCACTACATAGTCGTAATCCCATACCTCGTTGAGAGAGTACTTCTTGAAGAAACGGAAGATTGACTTGTGATCCATCTTGGCAATCTCGGCCGGTGTCATCAGCCTGTCGCCCGATGAGCGAGTGTATCCATGTGCGTCCATCTGCCAGCGGGCGCGGCTATACCCGTCGGGGTTATCCCAGGTCCGGGTCTGCTCGTTCCACCACTTTTTATCCTTGACTACCGGAATGTCGGCATAGGCATTGGTGCGGTCTGTGGCAGGCTTACGGAAGATGAGAAGATATTCAGGCATACCGACACCCATCTTTGTGCCGTCCTTGCACTGTTCGGTCCAGCCAAGGCGGTAGGTCTGATTGTTTTCCCGGACCACATCGGTAACGATGGTTTTCATGCCCATGTAGGCAAAGCCGTGTTTTGTGTAGTGTCTGATGCAGTCGCAGTGGAACGGATATACCGTCTGACACCCCATGCCGCTTAATCCCATAGGCACTATGCGGTCTTTGACGTGGATGATGGCCATGCGCCCGGGCTGGAGCACCCGGTAGAGATTAGGCGTGAGGTAGTCCATCTGCTTGAAAAACTCCCCGTTGCTCTCCGAGTGGCCGAAGTCAGCGTAGTTTGGGGAGTATTCGTATTGGGTTGCAAACGGAATGGATGTTACGATGAGACCCACAGAATTGTCCGGGTAGAGTTCGGTGTTCTGCAATTCCAGAACATTGTCATTGTTTGCTATGCGGTAGCCGTCGCCGGACACCTCTACACGCTCAACGCCCATCTTGCGGGCAAGGTGTGCCGACATTTCTTTGTGAGAGAGTCCATATTTCTTAATTATTTCGGTCATGTTTTGAATGAGTTTGTTATGGTTCTGCCACTTTGTTTCAAGAGCCTTGCGCACGCCACGCTCGGCCTCGGTATAGATGAGGTCAACACGGACTTTCTTAGTCTGAAGGAATCGTTGCAGGCGGTGGATTGACTGGATAAAGTCATTGAACTTATAGCCTATACCGAGATATATGGCCCAGGAACAATAGCGTTGGAAGTTACAGCCGGAACCGGCGATAACAGGCTTTGCCGCAAGTTCCTGAATTCGGCCATAGGAGAAGTCGAGGATGTTTTTCTCTCTCTTCTCATAGTCTTGGGGGCCGTAGATGGATTTGATAGAGGGAATGGCTTTCTCGATGGCGTGGCGTTCCGCCTCAAGGTCGTGCCAGATGATGCGGTGAGCATCGGGATCCTCTGCTCTCAACTCCATCATCTTCTCGATACGGGCCGGCAGACTCTCTCGCTTTTCCTTTGCCGACTGTTGCAATCCCATCGCCTCAGTAGCGAATCATACTGGATTGCCGTATTTGTCAACACTCGGCTTAGAGTAGTCCGTCGGTATCTCGTGCCATCGCAGGTCGAGGTCAGGCAGAATGTAACCCTCATCGTCGGCGGGGTCTCCAGTGATATCCGATGGCTTGCTGACAAACAGCGCCCACGAGGATATCCATAGCCAGAACTCCTCTTCTTTGTGTGGGTGGAGGGTGAGGTTGTCGGCGTGCGTGGAATCCCGCTTAAAGAACCTTGTTTTTGCTTGCGACACATCCATAATGCCCAGGAAGTCGGCATAAGCCAGCAGCTCTATGTAGTCGTTTGGTGAGGGCGTGGCCGTGGCGACATAGCGGAACTTTATACGCTCTGCCTGGCGGCGAACCTGCATGGGGCCACCGTCGCCGGTGAACAGTCGCATAAACTCCCGGAATGTCTTGGAACCGCCGAGACCCCGTAAGACGGATGCTTCATCAAGGCTGGCGACAACAAACAGTTCAGGGTCTAACTTGCCGTCTCGGATGCTTTCGTAGTTGGTGAGGTAGATGCCGTCACCCTCCATCTCTTCGGGGCGGCGTATGAATTTTGGAGGATTGTCCCAGCCGAGAATGTTTTTAGCATCCTCTACAAACTCCTGACGGACGGAGAGAGGGCAAACAATGAGCCCGGAGCCGTGACCGACTTTGGCGAGAGTGAGCCGGACTGCTTCTAACTGCGTCACAGTCTTATGTAGTCCGAATGACGCGAAACACGCTCTCTTCCCTCCCTCGACGAGCCATTTTACCATCAGTTTGTTATGGGGTTTCAACTTGGGGTTGATTTCATCCATCTTGACGGTAAAGCCGAACTCCTCAGAGATTTTTATCTTGGATCTAAGAAACTCTTGATATTCCATAATAATGCAAGCGGCACCACTCGTTTAATTGAGTAGTGCCGCGTTTGAGTTGATGATGTGATTTAAGGGAGATTCTTATTTCCCTTTGTTGCTCTTCTTTTTCGGATTTTCGAGTTGCTCACAGATTGCAACCCGAAGTCCGGCTCTTACAAGCTGGGGCAGATAGGTGTCGAGAGCATGGTGAACAAACCCACACTGATTGATTGTAGGTTCTTTGAACCACGGAGCCTGATTAAGTTTCAAGATAGGTCCGGCTTTCTCTGCATCCTCGTTGAACATTTGGTAGAAGTCTCCGATGCGGAAAAGCAGAATTGAATCGGGATGCTTGGCTTTCATTGCCTTGTACTGTTTTTTGATAGTCTTGGCATCGGGATTTAGAGCGGTAACTTTCTTGGTAACAACGAGAGGCTTGCCATCAAGACCATAGCCAAGTTCTTTGAGTTTTTTCTCGGCTTTGGCTTTGTTCTTGTCGAACTTAGTCTGAGCCTTATCCCTTTTCTGTTGGAATAATTCCGGGCAGTTCTTCGCTCCAAGTTCATCAAGCATAGACTCGGCAGAGCGGAGATTGGCATGGGCGCCGTTTATCTGTTGAAACATCCACGCCCTCATCATCATTGCCCATTTCTCCGGGTGCTCTTTTACAAAGGTATGTAGGTTGATTGGGTTGGTAGATTCGCTTGTCATCATGCCAACCTTTTTAGCAAGCGTGAAGTTGTTGTTGAACATACAGGTCAGGAGCATCACACGCTCGTTCTCGGATAGAGGCTCATCTGATGGGGTACACTCGTTAAGAGCCTCCGCACCTGCCACGGCTAAACTGCTTTGGAGTGTCCGTTCCTCATTCTTGATGGAGTTGAGAATTTCAGTTACAGGGTAAGGAGTGCCGTCTTTCCCGACATTCGTGTTAGTGTCTCCTTTTTTAACATACCAACACTCATGCTTAAGCATTGGTGTGCGCCAATCCAAGAGATTCAGGCATCGATATACCTGACCTTTTTTGAGGAAATCTTGTGTCCTTTCATCATCAAGCTCGTAGAAGCAACGACTCTGAAAGGCTGTGTTGGGGTCAACAACTTCATAACCATGCTCTGCGATTGTTGACTTGATACGATCCATCAGTTTATTGATTTCGGAATCGTCGTTGATGTAGTCCTCTTTAATGCAAAGAACTGTTTTCCCAAATTCAAGAGGTTCGCCCGCTTTCACGAGATTGTCGGCTATGAGGTCAATTTCTCGGAACATATAAGCCAGCGTCTTTTCTCGGAACTGTGAGCGGTCAGTGCATCGTCCGGCATCCCGACTTTTCATTTCCCAGAACAAACATCCATGATTGGATGTGTTGAACTGACAATCGGAGCATTTATGACCACAACCACCCTCAAAGTCCTCGTCGGCTTGATTGTCGCTCTGATACCACAATGACTTGTCTATTGTCACAAGCAAGTCGTTGACAAAATACTGAGCATTGGCTTTGGTATAGCCTTGAGTGTTATTCGCATACGCTGAATAATATTTACGTTGGTCCTCGTCATCGAGTTTGGCGATAAGCATTGCCGCCGATATGCTCATCTTGTCATCTTTGACGGCAAGCATGAGTTCCGGAATGAGATTGTTGAGTTTTACGCGATCCTGAACAAATCGGATGGACTTGCCAAAGCGGGCGGCAACATCTTCGGCGGTCTTGCCCTTTTGGATGAGCTGACCAAAGGCGAAAGCCTCCTCGATGGGGTCTACATCTTTGCGCTGAAGATTCTCGGTAATCATAGCGTCGAATGCCTCATCATCACTCATCTCTCGCACAATGGCAGAGATTCTATCGAAGAGGTTGACCGGTTCACCATTTGCATCCGTGAGATTCTTTTCATTCCATTTGTCGTAGAGTCTGCCTACTGCACGGAAGCGACGCTCTCCGCAGATGATTTCATACTCAGGGTGGAAGTCGGCGTTGCCATCTACAACGGTAAACTGTTTTTTGTCTGCAATGGGCCGGACGGTGATAGGCTGGAGTAACCCCTGCTTCTCAATGTTGTCCGCCAACTCTTGCAACTCATCCTCGTCAAATGTTTTGCGAGGGTTCATCGGTGATGGTGTCACCAATGAGAGTGGAATTTGTCTTATTTCCATTGTTAGTTTTATTGATTTGACTTTTAGTTTGTTATACTGTAAAGTTAGCCATTATTTACGAGATTAGAAAATATATTGGGCACCATTTTTACACCATTTTTGGCGAATGATGCCAAAGAAACCTCGTCGGGCGCACTCTTCAAACACCTCCATATCCTCGGGCTTGATTTCCGCCGGAGTCCAGCCGTTGACAGTGGTATAGTTCGGTAGACTGAAATGCTTGCGTATTGCGGCTATGGCTTCTTTATCACTTGTAGTCCATCTGACTACTAATCGGATTGGTTCGGTATGAGTCATTTTCAAAGATTATCGAAGTTACCATTTCCCGGAAGCGGTCAGTGATACGCTCGCCGTACTTGTCTTTAAGCTGATGCGATTCAAGGTTTGTAGTGAAAACCGTCAGATGCTGTTTGGCATAACGCTCGCTTATGAGGTCGACAATCGGAGTATGGAGCATCCCGTAAACGAGAACGCTCTTCGGTTCCTCACCGAGCTCATCGAGTATCATCATCGGCTCGTTGAATAGTCTGCGATATTCATCGTACTGCTCTTTGAATTTCTCGCTTGCAGCGCATATCCGGCATACATCCTTAGCAGTATAAAACTTCATAGTACGGCGCTTTGTATAGCCTAATTCGCGTTCGGTGACAAACTCTATAAACCGCGCTATCGCCCTGGCAAGTGTCGTCTTTCCGTTGCCGTACAGCCCGCACAAAAGCAGACACGGTGGAGCCGTCGGATTGATTAGCCACCGTGCGGCCTGGATGATGTGAGAGCGTGTACCTTCGTCAAGAATGATTTTCCCGCCGCGGCGTGCGATTTCCTCTTTCATCACTGCATACAAGCCGTTACAAGCGTCAGCTTCGGGTATTTCTATGCTAAAACGTTCCCTTGAAACCTTTCCGGCTCGTAGCGCTCGACTCAGTCCCTCTAAATTCTGAAAGTCTATCGGGTTGTTTAGTTTCATTGGTACGGTCCTTTTCTTTTTGCCGTTGCTCGTCGTCGAGAATCCAGCTGTTGGCTCTGCTGTCCCATCGAGTGATCCGGCGATTGAATTTATCTCTCCAGTCAACGGCGGTGAAGTTGTCATAAAACCGCCTGGCGGACTCTTCCCAATTCGCAAGACGCTTGTCTGCATCTTGGCTTAGGAAATATTGCAAGACCTCTTCAAGTGTCGGGGGTGGAGGTGGTGGGTCTTTGGAGGCTTTCGGCTTTCGCCGGGTTGCTCTCTTATCCTCATCCGCAAACAATGACAATTCCGGTAGAGACTGAACCGCACTATCTCCGCTAGGAGATTTATTAGTTTTAGTTTTAGTTTTATTATATGTCGGGCGTTTTACCCCTTGTTTTACCCTGGGTTTTACCCCTTGTTTTGGCTCAATATTTGAGGCAAAACCTGCGGTAAAACTTTCTGGAAACACCCATTCACCATCAATTTTCTCCGGAAAACAGTATGTAGGAGCGTCTTTGCGTCTTGACCCTCTTTTGAACCCGATTAAGCCTTTCATCACGAGCCTGTCTCTACCAGCAGCCAACGTGTTTTCAGTGACCGCCATTAGCGCGACTGCCCGTGGATTGGGGAGGGTAAAGGGGTTCTTCCAGCCTGATCTGTTACATATATCGAGTAAACGAAAATATATATCAGTCTCAACCGGAGTCCAGCCTTCTATTTCCACCTCTTGCCAATATCGGTTAATCAATTCAATATAGTTCATCGATAAAGAGGATAGTTGCACAAAGCTTCGGCTATGTACTTTTTAGAGTCAATCTGAAGATAGGCGCATACCGCCTTGATAAACTCGATGAGTCCGTGGCATACTACATAGATGCTGCCATATTTCTCAACGAGAGCCTGCCACTCTTTTTGAGCGGGTTTCTGCGTTCCGGCGCTGCTGCCTTTTTTCTTCGGGACTTTCATCTCCAGGCAGAGGCTCGATTTGCCTCCTGACGGATAAAGCAGAATTAGGTCGGCCACGCCTTTGACTTGCCCCTCATATACCATCTGTGCGCCGGCACGGACACCGCGCCACCCGCCGTTAGGTACAGCAAAGAGAAGATTGCCTACATGGGGGAATGTCTGCCGGAACCAGTTCACACAAATATGTTGTATCTTGGACTCCGAATATCTTTGCTCAAGTTCAGTTATTTCTCTCTCTGTCATTGTTATGGTGGTTTGTATGCTTGTCGCACTCGTTCAATAGCCTTATTATAGTTTTGCATCTTTCCATATTTAAGTCTTCGTCGTCAAAAGCAGCAACAGTTTCCCAGTCCGGACCGAATAACCTGCCATCAGCCGACCAATGCAGAATGTGGACTTTGCCGGAACGATTTAGGAGTTTGAATCTCTTTTTCATATCCGGTCGCGGAACAGATCCATTGTGATGTTGAGCATATCCTCCGCAACCTGAGTGGTGGTGCCGGTAACCTCGTTGGCTATATCTTTCTTTGTCTGAATGACATTATACATATAGCGGTCGATAGTCTTGTCGCCGAGGAAGTAGTAGCAGTTCACAGCGCTCTTCTGTCCGTTTCGATGGGCGCGGTCCTCTGCTTGCTCACAATCCGAATAGGTCCAGGGGAACTCGATAAATCCGACACGGCTTGATGCTGTAAGAGTCAGACCTGTACCGCCGGACTTGTAGTTTAGGATTATGAGCTTGCATTCGGGGTCGTTCTGAAATCTATCGACAGAGTTCTGCTTTGCTTTTATGTCATCGGAGCCCGTGACTGTCACCGCATCGGGAAACTCATTCTTCAGAGCATCGACAACATCTTTCAAGTAAGCGAACATGATGAGCTTTTCGCCCCCGTCGATAATATCATGGATAAACTCTGACACCGCTTTGATTTTACCTTTGGCGGCAATCTGCTTAAGAATACCCATCTTGACCATAACCTGTCCCCTCATGGCGCGTGCCACCCGGTCATCACTCGCATTCTTGTACTGACGCAGATATTTGATAACATCATTCTCGGCATCGTCATACTCCTTGCGGTTGGTGATGTCGCAGGTGATGTACTGGCGCATCTTGTCGGGCAACTGGGTAAGGACTTTTGCTTTCTCTCTACGAAAGAAACAGCATATCCATAAGCGGTAATTCAGTTCCCGGAGATTGGAGGACTGTTTGGGGCCGTCGCAGTAGCGGGCGACAAATTTTTTGTCCCCGCCGAAGTCATCAAGTCTGCCGAGGATTTTGAGCTGCTGGATGAGGTCGGTATTGTTATTGACTACGGGCGTACCCGTCAACGCGAATATCCACCTTTTACCCTTGCAAATACCCTCTACATATTTTGATTGCTGTGTCTTGCTTGACTTACACTTGTGGCTCTCGTCAATGATTACCGACTTGAAGAGCTTGACTCGTTCATCAAATACGATAGAGCGGAGGGTCATTCTTGCGTGGTCTTTGATTCCCGTTACAAAGAACTTTTTAAGGCTCTCGTAATTGGTGATGAACACAGGTGCATAGGAATCTCCGTCGCTTCTTCTCAATTCATAAAGTCTTTCCCAACAATCGCGGTTTTTGTCATCGAGAATAACGGCATTGATTCCGGCGAACTTCTTGAACTCTCGTTGCCAGTTAACTTTCAGAGCCGCCGGGCAAATTACCAGGACCGGAAATGTGTCACCATAGATATGAGCTTCTTTGTGGGCTTTGACAACAGTACATATCGCCTGAAGAGTCTTGCCCAGGCCCGGCTGGTCGCCGAAGATGCAACGCTGATGATCCAAGGCGTAGCGCACTCCCTCCAACTGATATTCGTATGGTTCGAGTTGCATATAATGTTCACCGCTGAAATCTTTCATCTGCGGAATCTCATATACTACGTCGTGGGACTCGCTACGCCTTGAAATGTTGGCACAATAGCGTTTTGCAACCGCCCATTGTGCGAAAGCCTCTACATACCACCGGGCATCACGCCCGGG